ACCATACCTGAAATGTGTTCATATTTTTGATGTTGTTTTGCCACTATTTTATTTTTTGACGTGGCAATGTGTTTGCGAAATTATTGTGACACAAATCTCAGTATAAGTAATGAAAAGATCACTTTTAGTAAAATGAATGATGCTTTGATAACCAGATAAGATCCTTTCTTTAATTTACTTGGCGATATTTTATCCATTTGAAAAAAAATTAAAATAAGGGCTTGACCATCGCTTTTTAGAGGAGAATAATCTGCGCATCGGGTTGTTAGCTCAGTCGGTAGAGCAGTTGACTCTTAATCAATTGGTCGGGAGTTCGAGCCTCCCACAACCCACCAAATTTAAGCTGATAAATCAGACATTTATGCCACTTAGAAATAAGTGGCTTTTTTGTTTTTATAGCTGAGTGTCGCAAAAGTGTCGCACGAGTTTTTTTATCTCTCCCTTCCGAAAGCCGAAAGTTATCGATTTTATTTAAAAATAATTAGTCGTAATAAATTTAATAATTAATAAAAAACATACAGAATAAAAAACTATTAAAAATAATAAAGCCAGATAATCCATTCACATCCACTCTATGTTAACCAAGCATCTCAAAAATAAATTTTCTTAATCATTTCAGTTTCAAAAATATATAACTCACTGAAAAGTAAATATTCTTGAAATTGCTCTCGCGTGAAACATGGATCATCAACCCCACGTAAAGTATGAAATTTCTTTTACTATCAATGCATTAATTTTTTATCGCGATCCTTTTTCTATATCTCAAACTGAAATAACCTGAAATCTTTTACAATCATTTCAGTTTGACGCCTACGCAAAGAACCCAATCCCCGCGCACCCTCGCGATATGTTTTGTAAAAATTTCAAACTGAAATATTTTTTTGATCCAAATTGTGCAGGCGGGTGCGGAGTAGTGCGAATTACGTGGTGAATGATTTTATTTCATGGGGATTATGCGCACGCAGTCGCACGCTATCAACGCGATCCATTTTGAGTTAATGCAGATGTATTATGAGAATTGAACGCCGTAGCGTGGCGTAGAAGTGGATATATTGACGGGCGTAAAAAAGCCCGCAACCGCGGGCAAGGATGGTAACGATTTTATCACCCAATAACAGGTGAATACTTCTGCTTAAGCCCTGTTGATTTAGTGCCAGTGTTACTAATGGCTGAAGCATTTAACGGGTTGCCCGTGTTGTTATGCGTATGGTTTGCCGTGAGTGTGGCCAGCTCATTGACGACGTCTAGTGTATCTAACATGCACTGCATCACATTCAATTGTTCATTACCCAGATAAACAACGGGTGCCATGATTTTTTGCATCGCGCCTGCAATACTCGAACGCACTGCCCCGATTTTTTCCTCCAGTTTCTGACCAACATCAATCGTCATATTTTGCCCCACAGCAATAACTCTATTGGCTTGCGTTGCTTGACTAAAGTCACCTTCAGCAATTTGCATAATGGCACCAGCCATTAACGTGCTGGTGCCAATGACTGTCGTTTTATCGGTAGCTTGTACTGTGGTTTCTCTGGCGATAACGGTACGATTTTCCGTATCAGTTTTCACCTCACGATGCATCGACTCTTCAATGATTTTTTGGTCAGTTTGACGATGCCATGTGCCGTCCTGCGTAACCCGTTGTGATACCTCTTGGCGTTGCTGTTGCAGTTGTTCGCCTGGCTTAATGTCAGGCAAGGTATTGCCATGACTTAACACTTGGCGAATAAAAGGCTTATCTACACGGCCATTTTCAAATGCAATTTCAACCATTGAACCCACAGGCGGATATTGAAACATCCCCGACTCATTGCCTGCCATCGGCAACGGTAACGGCACCGCGTGATAAACGGGTGCCACATCATTGCCGTCGGCATCAACCATTTGCACATCAACCGCATATTTTGGTCTGAATGGATCAGAAATATCCCCCGCCGTGGTGTTTTCGGTGGGTGCTTCAACACGGGCAAATTTCGGCAAGTGCAATCCTGCCGAAAGCTCGGGGTAGGCATTATCAATTTGTTGTTGTGCTATGGTGCGGTTTTCGGCTCGTCCTGTAATCGCATCGGGGCTGATCCACGTTAACGTCATATTGTCGTTATCCAGCGCCACACGCTCTAGGCGTTTATTATTAACCATTACACCAGGGCGTAAACTTTGCACCATGGGGATGGTCATTTGATTACCGGCACGTTGTTCAGAAGAAAATTGATTATCTATTTCGACATTTTTATCTTTCCAAAATGAATCATTCCAGCTTCCCACGAACACATCACCGTCTGGCGTTTGATACCATACGTAATCGGGAATATTGAAGACTTTGCCTAGGCTATTTAATAGCTGATAGCCCGTGCCATTATGAGTGTAGTGTGGGATTGGGGTATTGACATATTCAGCATCTGGTAACACAAAATGTAATCCGCTGTGCTCTTTTAGATAATCAGTGATCTGTTTTAAGGTGGGATGCTGAAAAGAGCATGGCCACATTCTGTCGAATACGCCAACCAATTCGCGCACGAACAATTTTTGAAAACCATTTTGTGACGGTTGCGAGCGCTCCACGTAACCCGTGAAATACCGTAATAATAAATCCGTGTAGCCAATATCAAGGCGCACTAATTTACCTGTGTAGTCTGTGTCTGTTTTAGCGGTAATAAATCCACGGCCACATTGGGATAATTCCAGCACCATTTTCACGTCAACAAGGTGCGTTTCATCACCCGACAAATAAAGTCGATTAATCGGTTTCATCTTTTAATCCCCCAAAGCATCATTAACGGGCTTCAACACATTTTTCTCAAACCAGCTTAATTCCTGCTCTTGTTCTGGCGTTCCTTCGCCATTAGCTTTCGGCTTATCACTCATGTTTTGTGTTTTGGCTTTAACCTGTCCTGCTGAACGGCTCTCACGCTTTTCGGGTACGGATAAATGCTCACGTAAGGTAAAGGTGATTTGCCAGGCTTGCTTGCCGTCCATCTTTGACGCATCAATGCCGTTGGTAAATGTGCCAAGACGAAAATTAATCGCGCTGGCCATACGGTTGGCGACCCGATAACGTTTTAATAATCCATTTTCTTTGGCTTCAGCTAACGCAAATAAACGGGTTAGCGTTTTTTCTTCGGTGAAAGGAATCGTGCCCGTGATACGTAGCTCTTTAGGTTTAATCCCCTGCTCACTGTTAACGGTGCTTGAGGACTGCCCCGACTGGTCTTTATCTTGGTACATCATCGAGGGCGTGACGGTCAGGTTTTTTAATAAAATGGCTTCCCCATCCAGCGCCAACGTAATGATTTGACTAATTTTCGGTGTGTTATTTTCGTTGAGAGGTATCTGTGTCATGCATCATTCCTTTGATTGCATCAATATCGCCCGCAAACAATGTGGCCAAGGTATAAACTGCATCTTGTTCAGGAGTTTCTTTTTTCATTTTATCCGCTAATTCTGCGCCGTTACCTTTTCCCTGGAACACCCAAACCGTGGTTGATTTTCCCAGTAAGCCCGCCAATGAATCAGCCATGCCTTGCAAGATATTTTTTCGACTTTCCGCAAATCCTTTTACGCTAGAAAGTAACCCCGCCACACTTGCCCCACTTGAGGCTTCACTTTTTGCTTTTTCAATTAATCCCGCATTGATTACCGCACGGCTATTATTGGTTGATAACGTTTGAGGTTCAGGAATACCGGCTAACGTTTTAGCGGGTATCTGCATTTTGGTGATATTCAGGCTTTCGGCTGTTTTGGCCATACGTTCAACTTGGCTAAACACAGGCAAAGGCAATACGCCCGAAAAGGCTTGAATTGCATTGATAAACTCGTCATGAGTACGGGCGCAAATCATTGTCACCACAATATCAACCTCGCCCGCACCCTGAATTTTATTCGCAATATAATTAATCGCATTGGTGGGGCTTAAATAACTACCCGTTGCCGTATTTTGCCCGATACCATAAATAAAGGGGTGAACGGGCAATAAAGAACAGGTAATTCCCGTTAAATCGCCTGATAGTGAAAACTGCTTACGTTGCCATTTCATTATTTATTCCTCAATTAATATGCAACCCATACTTCAATAACCCCCCACCCTGTATCAACTTTTAAGGCTTTATTTCCAGTTACTGTGAATCGAGTAAATTCATTATTAAACCCAATGTAAACAGGTGTATTTAAAAACGGTGGAATTAAATTACCGCCTATAAACCCTTTATCCACCCCTGAAAGTTTCGCATAAGCTATTTTCCCTCGAATATCTTCTTTTAATGTTATATTGATATTATGTCCTTTTATTTCCGCACCTTCCCACACCTTAATAAATCGCATATTTTCACCTGCTCTCAAATAGCGAATATCGCCTTGTGCTTGCGTTAATGCCCCCACATCTCCCGCATTTAATGTGATATCCGTATTCAGCTGTTTACCATTGACTTTACGGGTATTGGGTACACGACCATTCGCATTGTTGTTCGCATTATTCGCTGTGGTTTGGGCAGTATTAGCTTTACTCACGCCGTCATTAGCTGTCTTTTGGGCATTATCAGCCTTAGTGACGGCATTGTTTGCCGTATTTTGCGCATTGGTCGCCATGGTTTTGGCTTCATTGACTTGCGCGGGCGTAGATGCACCCACATCGCCCGCGTTTAAAGTGATATCCGCATTTAACTGCTTACCATTCACTTTACGGGTGTTGGGCACGCGACCGTTGGCATTGGTATTGGCATTATTGGCTGTGGTTTGGGCGGTATTGGCTTTACTCACACCGTCATTGGCTGTCTTTTGGGCATTGTCGGCTTTAGTGACAGCACTATTTGCTGTTCCTTGCGCGTTATCAGCCTTAGTGACGGCATTGTTTGCCGTATTTTGTGCATTAGTAGCCATGGTTTTGGCTTCATTGACTTGCACAGGCGTAGCTGCCCCAACATTTCCCGCATTTAAGGTAATATCTTGCGTACCATCAAACGGCACCCCCGAAATTTTGCGCGGTGTTGCCAGTTTTTGCGAGGCAACGGCCGTTCCTGTTGATGGTAATCGGGTATTGGCATTGTCATTCGCCGACTTTGCTGAAGCCATGGCGCTATTATGCAAATCAGTCACTAATTTTTGTGTCGGAGCTAATGCTTGGCTAGTGCCCGTTTTATCCGTTAGTTGGGTAAATCCTTTTGCCGTCAACGTCGCATCAGGATGATTACGGGATTTTTCGTGCGCTTTTAACGCATCATCTAATTGTTGAAAATCCAGTGTCCCTTTAGGGCGTAAATCGGTAATTTGCCCATCTGCTGAAATCGACGCGATCGCAAACACAAAATGCGGAAAACCAGCGTTATCGATATAGTTTTTTAAATCAGGCTTAACGGTCAGTTGAATCTGAGTTTGCCAACGACTGGTAATGTTTCCTTGGTAACTGACATCAGCATAAACCTTGGTACTTTCCGCTGGCACGGTGATATTCTGGTTTGAGGTTAATTCCGCCCGTAATCCACCAATGTAACCAATACCTTTTGTGACAAAATACTGATTGCCCGTTTTACCTACTAAAAAAGCATCGCCCAAAAATGAGGCTTCACCGTAACTGTCAGTATTAATCAGGCGTTGCATTTCATCTATGCCAGAAAGTCTTGCGGTAAAATCAATCTGCCACATTTCGGCGGGCGTGGTAATGGCGGTTTCTTTACTTGCCCCTAAATACTCCAACAAGAAAGAGCGGGTTAACACGTTACCCTGTTGCCCCGCTTGGGTTTTAATTTTGCGTTGGGTAGGTGCATGTACAATCATCGCCACCGTGCCCGATTTTTTATTTAATAAACCAATCCAGTTAAAATCAAAATCACCAATTTCGGCACCGATGGTCACCGAATAGGCCACCGCATTTTGATTCACGACACCCGTTTTATTCACCCTTTGACGATGCACAAAATATTTTGCATCGGGCAAGCCTTCATTGCGGTCAATCGGCTTTTCAAGCTCTAAATTCGGGATATGTGCAAAGACAAATTCGTCTAACACAATGAGGTTTCCATCAATCGACTCTTGGGCTTTCCAGCGCTCAAATGCCGTTGTAATAATAGATTGTGACATTTGTTACTCTCCTTGTAACAGTGACGCGCTAAAGGTCTGATATTCACAATCAGCCCAACCAAAACGCATCACTAATTGATTATTGGTGATCACTTCAAAACGATAACGGCGACACGTGCGCCCATACTGGCGAATAATGCCCATCAATAAATCGGGGTTGCCTGCGATTTGTCCGTCACTGACTCGTAAAATAATGACATCCCAATCAATATCAGGCTGGCGCTCTAACAGCTCGACATAGCCCACCCCGAGGCGCTCAAAAATGGCAATAAAGCCACTAACGGAACCTGCATCACGAGCATTAATAAAGGCAAATTTCACCCGTTTGCGAAATAAATCTAATGGTTCGCCTTTAAAGCGGTGAATATCGCGCTGATACGCGAGCACCGATAACAATTCTTCTGAACAGGTTTCCGCATCCAATTGTTTGAGTGGCCATAACATCCAGTCATAAACACCCGACCAAAATTTACGCACTGCATTTAATAGTTTTGCGGGTTCGCCTTTGTTCATCCATGACGGCAAATTTAAGCCTTTTAATCGTTCCTTGAAATCAAGCATCTTGTAGCTCCACGGTCAGCGATTTTAAACGGGGCACACTCAATTCACTGATAATGTCCGTTTGATTAAATTGCAGGGAATCGACCAGGGTAAAATGGCGATGAATTTCGCGCCCCAAATTGGAAAATGAAAAACGCGAGTATGGCCATGTTTTTTTCACGTCATAACTGGTGTTTTCACGAAACGCACACCGCACCAGATTTTCAATATCTTGTTTGAGTTTTGTTTGCTCATTGACGGTTAAATTAGTGATGTTTTCCACGTACACCGTCAATGTAATGGCGTGTTGCGTTTCAGGCATGGGCATACATTGCATATCATCACCGTGCCCGTGATGCCCTTGTGTATTGACGTAATCATTCACTTTGTCGATAAAGGGCTGGCTGATCACACCACTGTCTAACAATAAATAGGCATTGGCGGTGCCTGCGCCTCGAGGCGCATCATGCAAAAAGAAAATACGGTCAATACTCAAACCCACCACGCTGGCAATCATCCCTTGATATACCGCGTCAGTGTGATAATTACCGACTAAATTATATTGGTTACGGCAACGGTCACGTAAATCATCATCACTCTCTTTATCCGCACCAGGCACTAACAACCAGTTTTCTTCATTTTGCGCCCGTTCAATACCTGGCACGGCAACGGGTAAAATACGGAAATAGCCTGGTGCGAGATTAAAAGCCCCACCTGCATCACTGGCATCAACCGCAATCAAGGCAGACTCTTTTTCAATCGTGACCGTTTCCGTAGTCACGACACTGTAAATCTGTCCGTTAATGCGTTCTGTCTGCACGATAGTGCCCTTTGGCACCGTGACACTGTTTTGCCCTGCGACACGATAAAAGCGCACTTGTCCTTTGGCTTTGGTGGCAGGCTTGCGCTGAAGATTAACGCCCCAGGCAAACATTTCTAGCCATGCCCCCGATGCGGTAGCCAGATACATATTGGTGAACACCAAATTAATTAACGCATCTTTGAGCCATTGAACGGGGGTTGTCACGATTGTGTTAATCAAGCGCCAAAACGGTGACATATTGGAAGTATTGGTGATTAAGCCTTCTTCTTTCACAATGTCGTTAAATTGCTGATTAATGTCATCGACAGTGATGGGCATGCCGTTTTCTTTTAATGCTGACTCGTAGTCAATTTGTGGACGTTGTTTATTCGCCATAATTCACCCCGACACTAATACGGCCGAAATCATAAGTGTCTGCGGTCACCCATAATTTTTTTACGTTTTCTTCATCAACGATGATGGTGCCTGGAATCAGTCGCACATCATCTTCAACCAGTAACACAATTTGCATCCGAATATCGGCACGTAAGGTGGGGCTACGTTCGGCGACTAATTGTGTCGCTAAACCACTTTCAATAATCGCATGCGCAATATCTTGTGTGATACTTTGGCGGTTATCACACAATATTGGCTCAAAGCCTGCATTGAGCGTAAAGTCACGCTCGGTTATCAGTAAATCAATGTATTTCGCCTGTTCCATGGCCTATATCCTTAATTCAATGCGCTCCACTCTTCCAAATCCGCAGGTGACATCACATTGCCATTGTTGATCGTGATATTTCCGTATTGTCTGCGATTATCAACACTCGTTTGATTGTTATTAATTTCTTTGCTTAAACCGCCTTTATTAATGCCTTTTAAATCCCCGCCCGTTAATAATGACGGCTGATAATCAAAACGACGGTTAGGTTGATTTTGATTAATGGCATTAAAATCAGGTTGAATCGGCACATTTGGCAATGCCGAATTGACGACAGCGGTTTCAGTTTCTTTTAAATCAATATTCACACCAGGGAGATAATTTAATTTGCTAGCCACCGCATTAAACACGCCGTTAAAACTGTCACTTAACCATGTCCAAAGCCCATCAAATACGCCCTTAATGGAATCTGAAATACCGTTAAACGTGTCACCGATAGAGAAGTTTTCAAACCAACCGCAAAGCGCATCCCAACCGCCTGCGACCACATTCCATAAATCGGCAAACAGTTGCGACACCGTGTTATAAATCGCAATAAAGGCTTGCACAGGTGACAATGAAACAAACCACTGGCACACCGCATCCCAACCTTTAGCAATGCCTGCATACATCAAATTTGTTATGCGGGTAATGGATGCCCAAAAACTGGCAAATACACTGACAGGATTGATGCGCTCTAAAAATTGAACGGTAGCATCCCAGCCCTTAGTAATGTTGGTTTTTACGCCATCCCATTCCTTCACTATCCATTTCGCACTATTCGTAAATGCGGTGGCAACCATCATCACCGCTTTAATGGTCATTCTTAATGGGAATGTCAGTAACGCAATGGCTTTCGCCACACTCTTACCAAAGGCTTGACCTGCAATCGTGGTTTTATTCAGTGTCTTTTCTGAAAACTCAATCGGTGTGAGTAAATCCGTAAACCAATTGAAAACCGTTTTTACCGCTTCCCACAAAACGCCCAACGCTTTGCCGAGTTCGCCAAACATAGAACCGACGGGCGACATAGAGTCAAAGGCCTCTAAAAATCCTTGCACGAACCCTTTAAAAAATGCCTTGATGGGTTGCCAAAATTTCACGACAGCAATTGCAATCAGAGCAAATAATCCGATTAATAATAAAACTGGCCATGTGATAGAGGTAAATCCCAGCGCGGTGGCAAAAGAGGCAATTTTTGTGGTATTTAAAAACCCCGTCAGTTTGGCGAGAGAACTACTAAAAAAGCCTGTGGCTTTCGTCACTAAATCGTATTTACCTTTCATCAGTGAGAGCAACACCCCGCCCGACTTCCATAACGGCAAAATGCCCACCCATAACAACCGACCGATACCCAACACAATATTCGCCATCGCACCCATTGCGGTGAAGGCAATAAACCCCGTCACTACATAACCAATCGCGCGCGCAATATTCGGAAATAACGTTAACCAACGCACGAGCATTTGCCCCATATCAGCAATTTTATTAATCAAGGGCACAATCACAGGCAACAGTGTCATGCCGACCGCAATGCGGATAGACTCCCAAATCGACAATAACCGCTCCCACGGATTGGCTAACATACTCGCCATTTCGGTGGCGCGTTTCATCCCGTCATCACCGCCTAATGCCGTGATGTTTTTGCGTAACACCTCGACGTTATTAAACAACGATTTCACGACAATCGCCGAATCGCCAAAGGCATCCTCAATCTCTTTTTGAGCCTTTAAATTACCTGCAATGGATTTGCCGTATTTCCCTTGCAATTTCTCCAGCATTTCGGGCATCGTCAGCATTTGCCCTGACGCATTAACAAACGATAGACCGAGTTTTTTCGCCCCGTCCGTTGCCCCTGACAAAAACGACTCATACGCGCCACTGGATTCTGTGCCTAATGAACGTTGTAGTTCTCCTAATACGGCTAACTGTTCATCAATACCAACACCAAATTGTGTTCCCGCAGAGCGCGCCCCTTCCATCAAATCAGTGATTTCAGCCATTGAGGTGCCGAATGTTTGCGACATAATAACGGCTTTGCCTGCCAGCTCTTCCGCGAACGTCACTTTTCCTACGCTATCGGCATAGCCTTGAAACTGGGAAAACATTTTCCCCATATAGGCATTGGATTCTTCTGCGGTGGTTTTTAATGCTGATGCCGTAATGTTGCTGATTTTGGTCAGTTGCGGGAGTTCATTATCTGAAATGCCACTAATGGCCTTTCGGATAGAAAGAGAGGATTCAACGAATTGCACCGCGGATTTACCGTATTGCGCACTAAAGGTCAGCGCATCATCGGTAATTTTCTTCATCGCGCCATCGTCTACACCTGTGACTTTCGCCATATCTAAGGCGTCTTGAATAGCTAATGCGGGATCTAAAACGTTTTTTAACGCAAAAACAGAGCCAGCCAAGCCAGCTCCACCGACCGCGATATTTTTAAACGCTTCTTGTGAGGTTTCAGCAAATTGAGTCACGCCTGCTTGCACGGCCTTCAAGGGCTGAGTGACTTTATCAATCATGCTGAGTGTAAAATCTAATGTACTCAT